GATTAAGTGGTGCTGCTATTTCCGGAGTTCAATTTGATATTAGCGAACTTCCAAAATATACTATCAAGGATAAGAGATATCAGCAGATATTCACTGATCCAACTGAAACAACTACTGAAGTATCTACTACAGCAGCTGCTACTGCTGGTATTGGTACCAACATTGTTGCTATTGCAAGTACAACTGGTATTTTAGTTGGTGATACTTTAGTTAGTGGAAGTGTTTCTAGAGTAGTTACTTCAATCGCATCAACAACAGTTTCTCTTGCTTCTACGATTGCATCCGCAATTACTTCTGGTACTTCTGTTGTATTCAATAGAATAAGTGGTGGGTACGAAGCATCAATTTATGGTGTTGCTGATGCTGGAGTTGCTGATGCTGCAACTACTACTTACGAATTGACTCATTCTGGATGGGTTGGTATTCAAACTTATAAAGATGCTGAAGGTAACTTGAGAGTTAAAAAAGAAGTTCTAGTCGCAATGTCAGGTATTGAAACAGGAAATACTCCACTTTATGATTCCAATCCTTTTGCTTGATGATTTATGATTTTTACTGAATTGAATGAGGACAATTTTATTTTATTTGCTATTAAAAATTATGAAAATCCTCAAGCAGTAACAAAAGAAGATTTTGAAAAAGATTTAAATCATTTCAAATATATTAAAAGGTTACTGAAAAGATATAAAAGAGAAGGTGAATTAAAAACTCACCTTCTACTAAATCATTTTATTATTCTTTATAATATTTTTGGGGAAGCAACAACTCCAATGTTATTTTTTAAAATAGAGAAAGAACTTTGGTCTTCTTTAAAATCATTTATTATTTTTCTTGGTAGATTACCGGACTATCCAAAAACACCAATACATGATATTACGGTTGATATAAATTGCTTAACAAAGTTGTATAAAATCTACAATGAATCAGAAAAAAATTAATAGAATACTTGAAATATTTCGATCGCATTTAAATGAAGAACCTACTATGGCATTGAGTCATGGGCAAATTGCAGGAACAAAAGAATCCGGTGATGAACCTCCTGTAGATTTGAGGAAAGGAAAAATGAGAACCTGGAATCCTTTCTTTAAGAATCTTGTAAAAATGTATAGAAGAAAAAAATAAAAAAAATAAATATTTGTAGTACTACCCTGGATTTATTTTTTATTTTTGTAGTATATAAAAAAAATAAATCCTTAAAAAAATGTTCAACCAAAACACAACTACCGATACTAAAATTGCTGTTTTAGAGGAACGTTTATCTTCTTACGAACTTTTATTAAAGAAGATAGATGAAGCAATTCAGATTATGGGTAAAACAAGTCAAAGTATTAGTAAAATGCTTGCTGTTCATGAAGAAAAAATTGAACAGTGTGTTAAATCAGATGATTTGATAGGTGGTCTTATTGGGGAACTAAAAGAAGAGAATAAAGAACATCGTTTGCATATTGATAAAAAAATAGAGCATATGGAAGAAAAGATAACAGAAATTGATAAAATAAAGTGGATTACTGTTGGAAGTGGGGTAGTACTTGCAGTTGTTGCTGCTTCAATATCTACTCTTGCTTCTGGGTGGTGGACTCCTGCTGGAATGGAAACTCACAATAGAATAGTTAAAGAAAAGATAAAATAAGTAATAACAATCATCCCCCATTGTATAATATGGATACGCGCATTGACAAACCCAAATATTCTGGTATGATACATAGACGTTAAATGTGTTGTCATGGATTTTGTCGATATTAAATATCTCAATTTGATATCCGCTAAATTGTTAAAGTTTAAAAAAATAAAAAATAATCTTTATAATTGCCGTTGCCCAATTTGTGGAGATTCTAAGAAAAACAAAAATAAAGCAAGAGGTTATTTCTATCAAGTAAAGAATAATACAAATTTCAAATGTCATAATTGTGGGGCAAATGTATCATTTAATAATTTTTTAAAAGATTTTGATCCATTTACATACAAACAATATCAGCTTGAAAAATTTAAAGAAGGACACACTGGAAAAAACTTTACTACAGAAGAACCTAAATTTGAATTTGAGTCTCCAAAATTTAAACCTAAACTAGATTTACCAAAAGCATCAGAAAATGAAATTTCTAAAAATTATCTAGAAAGTAGGAAATTAAACTCTTATAAATTTTATTACGCAGACAAATTTAAATCGTGGACAAATTCTTTAAAAAAGGTCTTCGATGATACTAGTAAAGATGAACCTAGGATTGTTATTCCTTTGTTCTATCAAAATAATCTTGTTGGATTTCAAGGTAGAGCACTTGGTCCAAGCAAGATTAAATACATTACAGTAATGCTTAATGATGACGCACCAAAAATCTACGGTCTCGATGAGATTGAAAAAAGTAAAACTGTCTACATCACAGAAGGTCCCTTCGACTCAACTTTCATTCGCAACTCAATTGCTCTTTGTGGAGCTGATGGTGATGTTAGTAAGTGGGGTATTAGCGATTGTGTTTGGATCTATGATAACGAACCACGTAATGCAGAAATCCACTCAAGAATATCCCGTGCCATTGGTGATGGACAAAAAGTTGTCATCTGGCCAACATCAATAAAAGAAAAGGATATTAATGATATGATTTTGTCTGGACTTGATGTTCAATCTGTGATAGAATCAAATACTTACTCTGGATTAGAAGCAAAACTTAAATTTACTACCTGGAAAAAAATATGAGTAACGGAACAAAAGTACAAAAACGTGATGGAAGAGTTGAATCTCTTGATTTAGATAAAATGCATTTGATGGTCGAAGAAGCATGTAAAAATCTTGCAGGAGTTTCTGCTAGTCAAGTAGAGATGAAATCTGGTATTCAATTTTATGATGGAATTTCTACTGAAGAAATTCAAGAAATTTTAATTCGTTCCGCCTCAGATTTAATTGATTTGGATCATCCAAATTATCAATATGTTGCTGCCCGTCTTCTTCTCTTTTCTGTTCGCAAACAACTTTATGGAAAAATAAAGGAACTTCCCAATCTTGAGCAACATATTTACAATTGCGTAAATGCAGAAGTTTACGATGGAGACATTTATACCAAATACTCTAAAGAAGAAATTGCAAAAGCAGATTCGTATATTGTTCACGAACGGGATATGAACTTTACTTACGCAGGATTGCGTCAAGTAGTTGATAAGTACCTTGTACAAGATAGAAGTAGTGGTGGTGTATATGAGACTCCACAATTTATGTACATGATGATTGCTCTGACTATTTTTGCAGAGTATCCAAAAGAAACACGTCTTTCCTATGTAAAGAGATATTATGACGCAATCTCAAAGCACAAAATCAACATCCCAACACCAATCATGGCGGGAGTGCGAACTCCGCTTAGACAATTTGCTAGTTGTGTCCTTGTTGACGTTGATGACACCCTCGATAGTATCTTTAGTAGCGATATGGCTATTGGCAGATACGTTGCACAGAGGGCGGGAATCGGCATCAACGCTGGTCGCATCCGTGGCATCAACAGTAAAATCAGAGGGGGAGAAGTTCAACACACAGGTGTTGTACCATTTCTCAAGAAGTTTGAAGCGACTGTCAGATGTTGCACGCAAAATGGCATACGAGGTGGATCCGCGACAGTCCACTTCCCCATCTGGCACCAAGAAATCGAAGACATCCTAGTTCTTAAAAATAACAAAGGTACGGAGGATAATCGTGTTCGCAAACTTGATTACAGTATTCAAATCAGCAAACTCTTTTATGAGAGGTTCATTCAGGACGGTGAAATCACGCTTTTCTCCCCGCATGATGTACCTGGACTTTATGATTCTTTCGGAACAATTGAGTTTGACTCTCTCTATATTGGATACGAAAACAATCCGTCCATTCAAAAGAAAACTGTTAAGGCGCAAGAACTTATTCTTAGTCTTCTTAAGGAAAGGGCTGAAACGGGTCGTATCTACATTATGAATATTGACCATTGCAACTCTCACTCTTCCTTTAAAGATAAAGTTGAGATGAGCAATCTGTGCCAAGAAATTACTCTTCCAACGTATCCAATTCAGCACATTGACGACGAACATGGGGAAATTGCACTTTGTATTCTTTCCGCAATTAATGTCGGTAAAGTTAAGTCTGATGAGGAACTGGAAGAACTTTGTGACCTCTCAGTTCGTGGTTTAGACGAATTGGTTGACTATCAAAAATACCCCGTAAAGGCGGCAGAAATCGCCACCAAGGCGCGTCGTTCTCTTGGTATAGGGTTTATTGGTCTTGCACACTATTTGGCAAAACTTGGGTTTAATTATGGTGATCAAGAAGCATGGGATGCTGTTCATGGACTTGCGGAATCTTTCCAATATTATCTACTGAAAGCATCTAACCAACTTGCTAAAGAAAAGGGTCATTGTGAATACTTCGGACGTACTAAATATGCTGATGGAATTCTTCCAATTGATACTTATAAAAAAGATGTAGATGAAATTTCTTCTATTCCGTTAGAACATGATTGGGAAACTCTTAGAGCATCTATCTTGGAATATGGTCTCAGGCACTCAACACTGTCCGCACAGATGCCATCGGAGAGCAGTTCCGTTGTGTCAAACGCAACTAATGGAATTGAACCACCTAGAGATTACTTGTCCGTTAAGAAATCAAAAAAAGGTCCGCTCAAGCAAATTGTTCCTCAATACCATACTCTCAAGAACAACTATACTCTTCTTTGGGAAATGCCTAGTAATACTGGTTATATTAATATTGTTGCTGTGATGCAAAAGTTTTTTGATCAGGCAATTTCCGGAAACTGGTCTTATAATCCAGAAAATTATGATAATAATGAGGTTCCTACTTCAGTTATGGCAAATGACTTTTTGACTACATACAAGTACGGGTGGAAAACTTCTTATTACCAAAACACTTATGATATTAAGACTGATGAGGTAGTAGAAGAACCAAAACAAGACCTTCAATCACTCCTTCAAGAACTTTCTGGTGCCGAAGAAGAAGATTGTGAAAGTTGTAAGATTTGACAAATTCATAAACCTAGATTATGATGAAACTCAAATATTCTGGAGAGTTAAATAGAATGTGTGAGTTAATTTCAGTAGAGGAGAGAAAGTGTGAATCCTGTGCAGTTTAAAATTTCTTCCACAGAAGAACCACAAACAAATATTAAAGGTATGACTGTTTTTAATACTGATCAAGTGAATACCAAAAAACAACCAATGTTTTTTGGTAAACCTTTAGGAGTTCAGAGATATGATTCATACAAATATCCAATATTCGATAAACTAACCACTCAGCAACTAGGATACTTCTGGAGACCCGAAGAGGTGTCTCTCCAGAAGGATCGTGGAGATTATCAAACACTTCGTCCAGAGCAAAAGCACATCTATACTTCTAATTTAAAGTATCAGATTATGCTCGACTCCATTCAGGGTCGTGGTCCTGGTATGGCGTTTATTCCATACTGCTCTCTACCAGAACTAGAGGCATGTATGGAAGTATGGGGATTCATGGAGATGATCCACTCACGTTCATACACATATATTATTAAAAATGTGTATTCTGATCCAAGTGAGGTGTTTGATAAAATTGTGACCGATGAGCGTATTCTGGAGCGTGCTAAGAGCGTTACAGAATCATATGATGACTTCATTCAATCATCACAACAGTATGCTGTATCCGACACTTGGATGCATAATCTTGAAGGAGTATCATACGCAAAGGAAACTATCAATGATGTTAAACGAAAATTGTACAGAGCAATCGCAAACGTTAATATTCTTGAAGGTATTCGCTTCTACGTTAGTTTTGCTTGTAGTTTCGCCTTTGGCGAACTTAAGCTTATGGAAGGATCCGCTAAAATCATTAGTCTCATTGCAAGAGACGAAAACCAACATCTAGCCATTACTCAGAATATTCTGAATAAGTGGAGAGATGGTGATGATCCAGAAATGAAACAGATTATGAAAGAAGAGGAAGAATGGACATATGCTATGTTTGATCGTGCTGTAAATGAAGAAAAGAAATGGGCAGATTATCTGTTCAAAGATGGAAGCATGATTGGACTAAATGACAAACTTCTCCAACAATATGTTGAATGGATTGCAAATCGTAGGATTAAGGCAATCGGTCTTAAACCACAATATGATATTGCAGCAAATAATAATCCTCTTCCTTGGACCCAGCACTGGATTAATTCTAAATCAGTCCAAATCGCACCCCAGGAGACGGAAATTACTTCGTATCTGATTGGTGGTATTAAACAAGATATGAAAAAGGATGAGTTTTCTGGTTTTAAACTTTGACTTATTCATTATTATGACTCCAAAAATACTTTCGCAGGATTCCAATTATGATGAATGGTGCGAGCAGGAAATCCTGAACGCATACAAAGAAGCAGCGGAATGTGATGAATATTTGTTTGGAGATTATGATTATTATAAAGAGTGGATTAATATAATTGATTAAAATATTATAGATATGGGAGAGTAATCTCCCATTTTTTTATGCCTAAAAATCAACTCAATAAAGACGAACTTAAAGTTCGGGTATTAAAATTAAAAGACAAACTTTATAAAGATCATATTCGTCCAGAAATGGATATGAAAGGACTTGCCCATAAATATCTGAACGAAGTCCTTGATATTATTGATGAGTACAGATATTGACTATGAAAATCCATGGAGTTATAATGGAAATCCTTTTACTAGTGCTGATATAGGAGACTACTTTGGTTTTGTTTATTTAATAGAAAATAAACAAAACGGTAGAAAATACATAGGAAGAAAGTACCTCTGGCAATTTAGAACACCAAAAGGCAAAAAAAGAAAAGTAAAATCAGAATCAAATTGGAAGGAATACTATGGGTCTTGTCCGGAACTTAAAGAAGACATTGACAAATTGGGCAGAGAAAATTTTAGTCGAACTATCTTATCATTACATAAAACAAAGGGCAAAACAAACTACGAAGAGACGCGACAACTCTTCATCAATAATGTCCTCACAGAAGGACTTGACAATGGAGAACCAGCATTCTACAATTCGAATGTATTGTCCCGATATTTCAGAAAAGATTATTATGGAAACAACGACTGAAGATATTGTGGCGCACGTAAGAACTTGGTCTCTTGATCGTG